GATTGCACCCGTAGATGGATGCTTGGCGTAAAGTTTTTTATCTGCGTGATTTATGCAAATCTCACCAGATGCAAGATCGGTACTCAGCGGAATTTTCGAGATAACCGACTTTTTAGGGACTATGATTGGGTTAGCCATTATAGAATGGGGTTGCCTCCAGAGGGGTTGAACCTCTGAAGGACTTTAGTTTAGGGACTATTAGTAGGTTCCGCCGTCGATGGTTGTTTCGAGTGCAGTTACGCGAGTGTCAAGAGCCGAATCAGCCGATGTGCGAGCCGAAACTTCGGAAGCCAAAGCAGCGTTGTTGCTCGTTACATAACCAGCGAAAGCCGAGTCATTTGCCGTATCAACGCTGTTGATAAGGGAAACGATTTCAGCAAACGTGTCGCTATCTGCACTCGCGGCAGAAAGGATTGCGTCGATGCGGTTTTTCTCAGTTGTGATTTTGCCGTCGAGGGCCGAATCAGCACTGGTGCGGTTGCTGGTCTCAGTAGAGAGATTACCAGCGATTACGCCTTCAGCGGCGGTAGCGCGGGAAACCTCTGCTGAAACTGCCGATGTCAATGTGCTGTCAGCGGCAATACGAGCAGCTTCTTCTGCGGCGATAGCGGCAGTAAGAGTCGAGTTCGCGGCAGATACAGCGGCATCAGCGTATACTTTGGTAGCGAATGTGCCTTCGCCGCCGACGATGAGCACTGATCCGTCAGCTTTACCGACGAAGAGGTTTTTATTGGTTAGGTCGATTGCCAACTCTCCAGAAGAAAGGCTTGTTGGAGCGGAAGAACCGCGTTTGATACGAATGATTGGATTTGCCATAGTTTTTTATTGTTTTTTGTTTTTTGGTTTTTCTGGTTATTCAGAAAGTTTTACTCTGGGGATGAGCTATATTCTCCAGCATCAATTTCAGCTACATTTGTGAGTTCTCCGCTTTGTATTTGAGCAACTTCGTTTCCATTAGGCAATGTGCCATCAACGCTGATTGTGAGCGAGGCACTTGGACTAAAGTCTAGCTTGCCAGTAAATGGATTGAATCTAACTGCCATAAATTAAGGGTATGTTACAGTTATAGTCGTTAGATTTGCATCATTAGTTGTCGGAGGCTGAACGGAGTAGAACAGATTTAATGTAGCTACTGGAACTCCAGCATTGAGATATTGCACTGTTGCAATGTTATTTGTTATTCCGTAATACGCAATATCAATCTGATCGTAAACAGGAATATCAAATCCCGCGATCTGTTTTAGAGACTCGTAGATATTAAAGTTCTGCTGATCTGGAGCTAGATCAGTAAAGCAGGGTTGTGAGATTGCCATAAGATTAGATTGTTATCGTTAACGATAATTAGGTAACAATAAGCGCAGCAGCAACAGCTTCGTTAAGAACAAAGAGTTGTTGGTCTTCCGTTGTTTGTACAAAGCAGTTTTCAGATACAGGAGTAAGTGAGCCGATTGTAGCAAATGCCAGATAAAATTGATAAAGCCTAGAGGCATCGCTGGCTGCGTCAAAGCAACCGAAAGAAATTGGAGTAATGCCAGCCGCCGCCGAAACCGTAATCAGAAGTGGATAGAATTTATTGTGGTAAGGTAAAGATGTAAAGCAAGCCATAGTTTTAGAAAAGGTTATGGGCAGGGAGGGTTAAAGACCTCCCCACCCAATAATGGGGAATGGGTTAGTAGTAGATACCAACAACGTAGGCGTTCACATAAAGTGCGCCAACACGTCCAGCGGTATCTGCACCAGAAGCAACGTCAACACCAGCGTTTGCGTAGGTGAATGCAGTTGCGCTAGTAACGATGATTTCAGCTTGAACGTCATTGAACGTAGTATCGGTCATGCTGGCAATCGTGATGACATCGCCCGTGGAGAACCCATGAGCAGCGGCAGTAACGATTGTAGCAACACCAGAAGTACGGGAACGAGTTGCGGTAGCTTGACCAGCACCCACAGTGCTTTTCAGCAAGCGGAGTTTGCTAGTGCCAGTGATAACGTAAGGGTTAGCGGCAATCGCAAGTGGATTGTAGCGGCCTTGGTTATCAAGAGCGTCAGTGATGGTCAGCGAGGCTGTGATGTTTTCGCCAGTGGTTCCGTTGTCAACGATCACAATTGGATCGGTGGCAGTGGTTCCGCGAGCGTAGGCAGTCTCTAGAACGATGCTAGTTGGAAAGAACTTTGTGTCTTGGTCGTTGAGAACCAAGAGATCAGCGTCTCCAGCAGCGAGGAGGTTAACGGCAACCGGGCCAAACAAGTTAACGCGGTCGTATGCGAGTGGTCGTGAATTAGACATATTATATTTTATTTAAGGTTATGGGGAGAGGCTTGAATAAGCCCCTCCCCTATTTAACTTAGGAAGGCACAACGATGTCACCTACACCAGCGCAGCTATAGCAATCCTGATTGTTCTCAGGAACGATATAGGTCTGCACTTCGCAGCAGGAACCGTAGAGGTTCTTGCTCTGTGGAAGGCGATGCAAGAAGGTGTGCATGATGGTTGGGTCTTTGACCTGTGCGGCAAGACGGAACTGGGCTTGATAGAAGCCCGATTTACGCCAGCGGTTGCACTCCCAATCTGGGTTCTTCCATTCCCAATCACCAGCGTAATTCTGGGTCATTTGTTGGGCTTGGCCGTAACCAGACGAAGAAGGCATCGTCCACTTGCACATAGCTTTGTTAACCATAGCAACCGAGATGCCGAAGTCGGCAGTGCGGTAAGCGCGGTTAGGAACATAAGCACAACCTTGCTCAAGGACAACTTTCACATAACGAGGTACGCGAACGAGTTTAGCCCATGTTGCAGGATCAGCTTCGTTGAAAGCTGGAAGTGAAGCGTTGAATGCCGTGTCAGCGTTGAAACGAGCGGCGTTGATGTCGTAACCGAAAGCGTAGTCGCCGATGATACGATTGATGCCGAGCTTCAAGCGGGTAAGACGCTCATCGAAATCAGTGTTTGCATCCCAGTAACCGTTGTTGCGTTTCGCTTGGAAGTAAAGCGCACGTCCAACTTGTGGGTCAGGGATAACGATGTCGAGAAGGGGTTGACCAGTTGCGTCTTGGAGGAACGAACCATGCGCCATCGTCAACGAGGCCGCAATAAGTTCCGTCATCCGTAGTGATGCCCATCCATTTGTGTCCAGAACCACCAATGTAGTTGGAACGAAGGAACTCTTCGTGGACGTTCTTGGTGATACGAGCATTCGACTCTTCAAACTGAAGAATCTCTTCAGCAGGGAACAAGCGATAGAGCAAGCTCTCAACGCAAATCCAGTCAGTGGTCATTTCCTTACGGAGCAACTCGAAAGTATAGGACTCAGTGCCGGGGCGTTGAATCACTTCGGGTTTGCTGTCGCAAGAATCAGTCTCGCAGTAGGTGTCTGTGATCTGACGGAAAGGGCTGCAAGGATCGTGGAACCCACGTCCAAAGCGGAATGCTTTCTGTTCAGTTGTGTGGTTAAGAGGCCATGCTTGCTCCTCAAAACGTGTGAAGTATGCGCTGTTAGTGACAAGTTTCTTCACATAAAGGTCGTTGAAATATTCGCGGCCCTCACGGAAGAAAGAATCAATTTCAGCACAGCTATTGAAGTATAGTTGATCTGACATTTTGTTTTATATGTTTGGTTTAGTTGGTTTTGTTGTTGCACCCATGACAAGTCCGAAGAATGCCAAAGCGAGTGCTTCGTTTTTCTTCGGCTGGATTCAACCCCGAATCTCTCTTGCGAGAGCAGTCCAGAAACATCTTTTCATGCGAGTGATGTTACTCGCCAGTCTGGGTGAGACTGAATCCCTAATATTATCGTTAACGATAATCTCGGATATCCCGTTTGATTGAAAGATAGAAACATTATATTTGTTGTCAAGAGAAAAAATAAAAAGGTGGAAGATTTTTTACGTCTTCCACCTTTCCACTGTTACGGATTATTGGGCTATGCAGTGCGCGGCCCGAATCGTGCCAACTTAGCCGCCAGTCCCTCCGACATACTCATCCGTTGTGATGGAGAATCAGAAGTCTTTGGCGAAGCAGAAATGCGAGATGATCCCTTGAGTTGGTCAATGTACTCGTTCTTCTCTTTTACCATTTGTTGGTAGGCTTTAATCTGGGCTTGCAGCTTTTGGTATGTGCGCCCTTGGTGAATGAGTCTATTCATATCCTCTACGGACGCTTCCTCATTCGATTGTTGGGTGGCTGAAAGAGCAATCGCTTCATCCCGGCTAAGGTCATACTTAATTCCCTTTTCCTTCATGTACTCAGATACTTCATCTGGTACTGATGTTGCGCTGTCGATTTCTTGCTGTGTATTTTTATAACTATCGCGCCATGTATTAAGGAACTTATTACGCCCCTCTTGCTCACGTTGCTTAGACGTTTCGATTATGGTCTTTTTAGTCTGCTCAAAGTTGGCAAGGGCGGCATTGTGGCTTTTTGCGGCTTTGATGAAGTTGTTGACTTGCTCTGCGAATTGGTACTGCTTGAATTGCGAGAGTGAGTTTGTGATTTCGTCGAACGCTTGATCCCTGTCCGATTCCGCAGCTTGCCTGTCCGCTTCTGTTTGGGAATTGTAAATAGCGGCGTTTGCGTTGACAGCACGGGAGAAGGTTGAAACAAGCGTTGGATCATTGCCCAGCAACTGCCTCGCAGATTCGTAAGTGCTTTTAAGAGGTTCAACATAGTTCCTTTGGAAGTCGGGGTTGCTGGAGATGTCGTGAAAGTCCAATTTACTACGGAGTTCTTGGATTTGCTTTGACAAGGCGTGTTCAACGTCGAGCTTTTCTTGGTTGGCTTTGTTGAGTTGTTCTTGGTAGTGGTTTGTTTCCTTTGTTGATGTTGATTCGGAAACGAGCCGCTCAAGTTCTTGGATTTTGGTTTCAAACTTTGGAACTTCGTCGCGCTTGTACTTTTCAAGTTCTTCTTTGAGTTTGCGGTTCTCTTCGATTTGCCTTTCAACAAACCCTTTTTTCTTGCCCGATCTTTCAGATGTAATGTCTGCTTCGGTGATTCCTGTTTGTTCTTCATAGGAAGGTTCTTCTTCATTGTGCTTTTTAAGACCCAGCATTGGATCACCAACATTGGTTGCACTGGGCTTACCTTCGTCGGATTGTTGTTGACTGAACTTCTTTAGAAAGTCAGATGTGTTTCCCTTAATAGGAACTTGGGGTTTAGCCTGTAGTTCCTTGATTACTGCTGCTGTGTCGGTTGTTTCTGCCATAAATTAGTTTTCGTCGAGGTCTGGGTCAATTGAGCTATCTTTTGTCTCTTTATTTCTTGGAGAAGACTTTGCTTTTTTGAATGCTCCTTGTTCCTCTGTTCCAATAGCATCAATAGTTTTGATTGCATGAATCAGTGTGGTTACTCCTTCTGGTGGGGTTACGTTTAGCAGTAGGTATGCTTGTAGTTTGTTCCAATCTTCGTGTGCTGTTATCGCAGCGCATAGTGATTTTACTTTTTCTGTGGTCATTGTTGCATTGGTGTTATGTTATTCTCCATCTCAACCTCTTCGGTTACTTCTGGAGTCTCAACCTCTTCGGTTTCCTCGCCTTGCATAGTTGCCATCTTTGCCTTTTCCCTTTGGATTTCTTGACGGGCCTTTGCTTTCTGTAGGGCGAGTTGTGTAATACCTTGCTCCTTGCGTTGCTCTGTGCGTTGAGCGTGACTGATAGCAGCCTTGCCAACGGAGATGTCCGCAAGTTTCTTCTTGGTGTCGATCTCGATACCAGATTTGGCAGCGAGGTACTGGAGCTTGAGTTCTTCTTCCGAAGATTGTTTGCCTTGTTGGGCTTGTGCCATCTCTTGGTATACGCCAGCGATTTCGTCTGCTGCACCTTGAGCCTGTTGCATCCCTTGCATGAATTGCTTGAGGAAATCTTGTTTGGATGGGTCTTTCTGAATGAATCCAACGTGCGCCATGATGTGACCGCCTTTGAATTGGATAGAACGTACAGTTTTAGCCAGTTCGTTAACGTCTGGTTGACCAGCTTGGATCATCTGCATATTCGTTTGAATCTGCATCATCATATCCTGCAAGTGACCAGTGACGTGTTCGATATGTGGATCAGTTGGTAGTACTGGGAAGTTAGCTGGGTTAACGAATACATCCGTCATGCCAGAGTTCTCAAATCCAATGATTCGCATCGTATCATCAATCTTACTTGGTTTAGTGTTGCGATACCTAGCTACGTTGTCGCGCCCAGAGAGTGCGGCAATAGCATCCTTAACAGCGTTCTCTTGACCTTCGTTTGCTGGGGTGATAGCTGTGATCTGCAATAGTTTCTCAGCGGTGATGAGCTTGAAGCTAGGACTACCCGCACCATTGATAAGGTTAGAACGGATGCTAGTAATGTTCTTGAATTGCGCGGCCTCTTTGGGTGTTCCCATTTCCTCTAGGATTTCATAGAACTTCTTAACGTATTCATACCCATCGTCGCTGGACTTAGAGTTTAAGAACCGCTTGTAGAGTTGCTTGAAGAATAATGTTTGGCACTCGTTGAATCGACGAATCTGTGTTCCAGATAGTTTGGCGGACTCAGCGGCATCTAGTTCTGCTTCACCTTTGGTTCGTTGTTTTCCCCCGCTCGTAGGAGCGTTGATGCGGTACTGCCCCATTCCACGATAGAGATCACCCATGAAGAATTGCATGAATCCCATGCTCTCTGCTACTGGGAGTTGGAAGCGGTTCTGGATGAACTTCGCTCCATCTGGCATCACAGAGATTGGTAGCCACTCCATCTGCTTTAACATCTTAGTAGAGTCTGGCCCTTGACCTTCGATCATCAGCATCGAGTTAAGTCGAACGGCATCAACCAATCCGTTCATTGTGAAGTCATACTGCCGGCAAGCAACGAACGCCGATTCCGCTTGGCTCTTAATGTCTTGGAAAAGACCAGAACCAACCGAATCAGTAAGCATATAAAGAATCTCATCCCATGAGTTATATGCACCGATCTTCAACATCATAAATCCATGCTCACTACGAACATCCTCTTCACTCAGTTTACCAGAACCCTTAAAGTTGGAGTTGATGTACTGAGCGATAGGTTGGTAGTCCTGTAGGATAATTGCTTTGGAGATCGTGCCATCGAACTCTCTCCAGTACACCTCATAGAGATCAATCTTCTGGTTGACCGAAAGACTCCAGTTAAATCCCGCTTCGCTGATTGTGCGGAAGAAGTCTTCGCGGGTCTTCCTGTGGTTACTGAATGATCGGTGGAAGCGGATAGCGTCAATAGCGGCATCTACGTTCCAGCCCATTGCTTCAGCGGCTTTGCGGTTCTCAATCTTTTTGTACAACTCGTAAGGAGTTAGGCGGACACGGCGCACAAATTCCTCAAGGTTACAAAAGTCGATACGAATATCATCTGGGAAGAGAAGGTCAGAAAGGAAAACGTGTTCTGGCATCCATCCCATAGGACTATCCCACATTCCGATACCTTTTCCGTACAGAAGCATTTCCTCTAGGTCTTGTTCTGTATTGTAGAGGTAGCCGGGCCATTCGCGGATTGCTTGGTCAAATGCCGTTGAGATATTCTCAGAGTTCACTAGGCGTTCTTTTTCATTTCCGAACTTAGTCTTGATCGTGCAACAAGCCTGACGCTCCGTAATGACATCGTAGTAACTAGCCTTCTGGTTATCTACGATAAATCCTAGTTGTCCGTAGTTAACGTCCGATTGCCAAGGTAGTTTCTTTTCAGCAATCTTGCTGTACCCTGTAGGTGGGAACATTTTATATGCTTTGTAGATTCGTAAGCGTTTGTTTTCCCTGCCTACATTGGCTTGCCTTAAATTATTTGCTATGTTCCAAGCGTGATCGGCATTGGAGATGCGGGTTGCTGGTGGCTTGCCATTTTCGTCTAGGGTTGCTAAAGAGAAGTTGTCGTTTCCTATTGAGAGCATAATATTAGAATTTTACTTTATCGTTTACGATAATGAATTCAAGGCATTTCTTCTTCTATTGCATGAACTGCATCCCCTTGCTTTGTGTTCTAGTTTAGTGCCAAGCACCCTGTCTGTGACGGCTGCTACAGTATGGATTGCTTGCGCGATCCTGTCTCCAATCCCATCAGCATACCAGCAACGATCACTTGGCTGGCGTTGGCAGATTTGATCTTCGACAAGTTGCTCAAGGTTTTCTGGAATTTCAATTCCATTGGATCGACAATCTTTTTGGATGTTTGAAATTAGACTGCTCCATGTGCTTCCGTAGACTACCGCTGGAAAGGTGAGTTTATCACGTTTGATCTCGTATTTGTAGTACCACCCACCGACTGGAGCTAGGTTTCTATTTTTGAGTTTCATCTTGCCTTTAGTTGGAAAATATATTTTATTATTGATATGTCAAGAATTTTTTCTGGAAACAAAGGTATTCAAAAGTACGGTATCAAATTCCCTGAGAACATGGACGAGCTAGGTATAGAGCTATACTGCTACGCTATTAGCAAGGGTGAATACGGAAGAGATTACTGCAACAAGCACAATATAAATCTTTCAGATTTTAAATTGCTTACTCCGTACGAACATTTCTTGAATGCAGTAAAACTTCAATGGCCTACTGAAGTTTCTATTACTAATCGCGGTTATACAAATACTCAGTTGTTGAGAACGCTGGAAGAACTCTGCAATAATAATGACATCTGTTTAGCTGGCGCGGCCTCGATGGGAAAATCGTTTCCAGTTGGTCTTTGGGTCTACCTTGATTGGTGTTCTGCTCCTCATTGTACTTCATCTTGGGTTGCTACCACTACTCTTGGTGCGTCCGAAGATCGTATCTGGGGTATTATTTCTAAGTTGTGGAAGTCCGCTGCTGTCCAGTTTGGTAAACTCATTGACTATCGCCATATGATTGTTTGGGGTGGTGGGTCGAATGATGAGGACAAGGACTATCGCAATGCTATCAAAGCTCTGGCATTTCAATCTGGTAATGAGGGTCAGAAGGCCATTGATACTACCCGTGGACGTAAGAATGATCGGATTAGACTAGCCCTTGATGAGTTGCCCGAAATGGAACTAGGCGCAATTACGGCCCGTGTTAACTTGTCAGCTAACAATGATGTAGTCTTTATTGGTATTGGAAACCCATCTGCTGGTGACAATCCTCACACCCGCTGGGCTATGCCTAAAGGTCAAAGCAACTTTGATACTGTCAGTCCAGAGATGGATAAGTGGGAGACTGAGACTGGCGTTTGCTTGTTCTACAATGGTATGCGCTCGCCAAACTTTGCTGCACCCGCAAATGAACCATCTCCATTCCCGTTCTTGATGGATCGGAAGAAACAAGAGGTCATGCTCAAGCAGTGTTATGGAGACGAGAATGCAATTGACTATGTTCGTAACGCTATCGGTTGGTGGCCGAAATCTGGGTTTGCTCAGACCATTCTCACCGCTGATCTGATTCGTAACGCTGATACCAACGAAGAACCGCTTTGGGATTCAGAGGGTTTTCATAAGATTGCTGGCTTCGATACCGCTTTTACGGTTGGTGGAGATAGGTGTGTGCTTACCATAGCTAAACTGGGTTACATTCGCGGGACTCGCAATCGTGTTATGTGGCTAGAAAGTCAGAAAGTGATTCAGCTATCTGCGCGTGAAGCCGCTGAGTTTGAAGTTGGTCTAGCTAAGGAAGTAGTCGAGCTATGCCGGGCTTCTGGAGTTCAACCTACCAAATTTGGTATGGACGTGTCTGGTGATGGTGGTCGAGTCGCGCAAGCTATCATCCGAGAGTGGTTGAAGTATGATTCCAGTGGTCACTCTATCGCTCTTATTTCTTCTATGGGTAAACCTACTGAACGTATGGCAGCAGAGGTTGATAAACGCCCGTGTAAGGATGTTTATGATAGATTGGTATCAGAGTACTGGTACTCAGCCTATCACGGATTTAAGAGCCGAGTGATCTACGGTGTTGGCGCAGCATCTGAGTTGGCGAGGGAACTTTGTATTCGTAGATACACGATTAAATCCAAGAAGATTTCTGTAGAGACTAAAGATGACTTTAAAGGACGCACTGGATACTCGCCCGATTTGGCGGATAGCTTTCTCTACTGCCTCGAAATGTCTCGTAGGTTTGGACTGGTTTTTATCGGAAACGATAAAGCTGTTCCAACTAACCGATTCTGGGCTAGAGATGAAAAGCCAACAGATTCATTTTTAGAAGATGACAGCTATTCATCTGATGAGAATGGTGACTGGTGATTGCACATAGCCAGCACATAAGGATACCTTTAATCCAGAATGCCTTGAAGCTCTAGCGTGTTCGCTACTTCCTCTGGAATAACTATACGAATGAACTTACGTCCATCGTGGAAGCCTAGTGTTTCCATTGTCTTGATGTCCGCTTTCTTTACCCAGCATTGATTGAACTGCTGTTGGAAAAGAATCTTAGTTTGGTTTTCATCTTCATGGTAGCCCTCGCAGATGATCATTGAAACGAATGTATTATTTGAACTCATATATTAAATATCCTAATTCTCTTGCCCACGCAGGATTATCGTGGATTCTGGTATGGCAATTTCTGCATACCGCCATAAAAGTTTGTTGTGAAGATAAGTTTTTTCCTCTTTTACTTTTGTGATGTATATCCGTTGCTTGCGCTCCACAGACTTCACAATTTCCTTGAACTTTTTCAAAGTATTCCTTTCTCGCTTCAGAGTATTCTTTGTTTAGAATCTTACGCTTATCTGAAACAGGCTTTAACCTTGCCCCTGTTTTTTTGAACCCTTTTTTTCTACTCAACATTGCTCGTAGTTTTCAATTTCGGCGCACATAGCTCTATCACTTTATCTACTTGTTCTTTCTTCAGAATGCTCTTTGAGTTTACTTCAATCTGGTTGATTAACGATCCAGTCACGCCGATCTTGTCGCCTAGTTCCCTAACTGTCATGCCTAGCTTCTTGCGGGTTTCCCGTAGTTGATTGGCAAAGGTCTTGCGTCCAATAGAACGAATGTAGCGAGACTGCTCATAGGCAGTCATGCAGGATTCGTAGGCTTCGTATAATGGATGCTTCATTTCAATTAAAAGT